TACCGCAGAAGTGTTAACTTTTCCACTTATCTGGATGGTAACATCACAAGTAATCTTATCCCCAATAGGAATACTTACCGGTAATTCTGTTACTAATCCACTAAAAGAAAAGATTGTGTCATCTGCATCTGGCAGGGCAATAGAATAGGTTTGCAATGCATCCGATTCAAAGTCCAAATTCAAAATGTCATAATTTTCCCTAGTAAAATTCATGTTCAACGTAACCGTTCCCGGTTCCCGTAAACCGCCAATATACTGACGGTAACCGTCCAGATCTTCCAATCGGGTTACTTCGATAGTCTCCCGTGATTTGCCCGGCCCTTCAATAGAGTTTATCTCCCCTAGTGGGGTAGAATTTCTACTAAAAATCGTGCCTTGGCCTGTGATTGCTTCGCTTAATGCCATAATCTACAATTTTTAAATTAAACAATTATTATCAAATTAACGCCTTTGCGCTTCCATGCTAAATATAACATAAATCCTGTTATTTTCATCCCAATCTAAAACATTTGGTGTCATATTAGTTCGTATCAGCGTGTAAAACATGCCTCCCTGCTCTATATTAGTTAACCCTTGTAATTTTTCTAAAATGTCCTGAGCCTTTCCCATTGCACCTAAATAATTATTTGCCCGGACAATAAATTGCACCCCATCCCTCATATATTGTTGAGCGGTCATAGTTAAATCAGGAACAGCCCCGGCAATATCAAAAATGCAAGTACATTCGTTAGGCTGTTCTGGCATACGACCGATAAACAAATTCTGTCCAAAGGAATAGCCCAATCCTTTGGTTAGAAGTATGTCTTTTATGTCAATGGCTACTGCGTTCATACTTTTGCGTTTTGTCGTAGAATCTTTAGGATTTTACTTTGGTTATTTTTTACATGATTTAGAAAAAAGTTTGGCCCAGAACTCGGACGGCCCCAGTTTATATCTTTTCCAGTTTTTTCATGGACGGCCATCGCATAATTAGCAGAAAACCCAAATATCATGAAAGGGATTGTGGATGCCCCCACGACTGATTGCATTGTGGAAACAGTCGCATTTTGATTTTGTTTGTGTCGTGCTGTTACACGATTATCCGGTGAAAACCCACTACTTTTATTTATAACAGAACCATCCGCATCTTTTATAGTTGTAAAGTAAGAAGACCGCAAATTTCCTGTATCTAACGGGGTTATGGGGGATGTCTTCTCTGTTTGCTCTTGAAAAAATATCGACACACGTATAAATCCAGTTGTGGTCAGCTTCTTTTTGATAGAGCTTGCTTTTTTATTAAGATTGCCCATAACCTTTTCAATCCCTTTTATTTTAAACCTTTTCATAAAAATGCGGTTTTTACAAATATGGTATTAGAATAAATCATTGGTACTTTGGTAAACCTTTTTATTTCTGAGGCAGAAAATACATTTTTTGGATTTGGTTCGTTGTTAATTTCTTGCAATGTTCCTAAATACAAAAAATCTTTTCGTTTTACTTCCCCAGCAGAATCTGGAATCATTACTGTTGCTTTAGAAACAAATTCCAAACCATTTGAATCCTTTGTTATTGTTTGTTCTTCTTCCCACCGCACTTTAATAGCAACAGGGGCAAAAAATATCTCACCCCCTCCAAAACCATCAGTTGTTCCAGTATAAGACCAAAGAACGGCAGGCTGCACACAAACCTTTTCTATAAATGAAGTAATAGCCATAATTTATTCCCCTTCTTTTACTGCAAAAAACCGCATTAACCTTCTGCCCGACATAATTTCCAACGTACCAGAATAATCCAACATTAAAGCGTGTTGTCCGTAGGTTGTTCCCTTTAGACCTGTATAAGTTAATCCGCTATATTTTACATACGCTGTTCCTGCCCCTTCCTCCCTCGCTTGCCTGTCTCTGGTACTTGCTATTAAGTGGGCAGTTAACCAGCATTCAATCTCCTTTAAAATGGTGGAATTTATGCCTTTGTCGTCCAACAACGTTGACAAGGCTGCGGCACTGTCAATGTACCGCTGCATTTGTCCTTCTGTAATGGAAGTTTCTATGATATTGCGAACCTCTATGTCTGTGATACGTGCCATATTTTATTTTTTACGGGATTTCCAAAATTTAGGATCTATTTGTGAAACAATTTCTGCTTTCCATGGAATGTCTAACCACCTAAGCAATTCATAAATATGAGCGTAATTTCCATTCACCATTTCATGTGGCCAAATTGTTTTGCAATTCATCCCACTTAAAATCATTTCCGGATATTTGGTTTCGTACTGTTGCATTAACTCTGCCCATTCCTCTTCCGTGTTACATTGTGTCATGTATTTTGTTTTCATGCAAGAGGGGACAATATCCTCTATGCTTCTGCGAACAATGATGACTTTTGCTTCTGGGTAGCTATATTTCCAAATAGGCCACAAAGTAGAAATATCTGCGTGTTTGAACGCCCATCGTTTATCTTTGTATCCTTGTTTTAGCATAAGTTGTGCTACTTTGCTTTCCCAATCCTGTGGAATGCTCAACGCACTTTTTTTAGAAGCCGGGGATATGTCGTGTGCTTGTTGGTAGGCTTCCGTTAATTCAGAAAGTTTTTCATTCTCTAACATTTTGTTAGTTTCCCCAAAGAAAATACCACTGATTTGTAATATCTGGGCAATGAGTGTTTTCCCACTTCTAGGGCATCCAGTTATTAGGATGGGTTGTCGTTGTTTGGTAGATTCCATAGTGGTTTTTTAAAAATAGTCTTTTGCTTTTACTTTGGGAAAATATGGGATTGTGCTTATACTACTTGCGTTTAATATTTCAATGTCCCGGTCTTTCATATCCTGTATAATGTGTGGGATGGCTTTTAAATGACTTCTAAAAGAAAGTTCAGCAGATCCCCCTTTGCTTTCCTTTGTCCCTACGCCATGAATATGGGATCCTATTTGTGCGCGGGCCATATCAAACCCTAATAAAATAACACGCTTTGCCCCAAAATGGTAGGCCAAATCAATTGCACTTAGCCCGGTATTCCTATTAAAACAAACAGCGTTCTTGGTTTCGCAAAGCCCCATTTCTTTTTTATCACGCTCTATGTATTTTATGCCTTTGTGCAATTTCCTAAATTTTATGTTGTTTGTGATACGCAATCCTTTATAAGATAAAATTTGCTTTTTGTTTTCATCCCCAGACCACATTTCGTTATCTGAAAAATAAAAAACATCCAACCAGTTTCCTAATTGGTACATGTGATTTATTGCGATTGTGTGTTTGTTGTGTATTGGTGCAAAATAAGGACTATATGCAGATATAGGAAGATTCCCACTAATAACCTGTCTGGCTAATTCGATGGGAATCCCAAATTCATCTAATATGGAAGTACCGGAACCGATTATCCAAACGGTTCCGCCTTTCCACATGTTAGGTATAGTCCAAGCCATTATTCTTCTTTTTGCTCGTCTTCAAAACTCGCATTCAATTCTTCTGCCAATTTGCTGGCTTCTGCTTTTGTCAGGTTTTTTTCTGACATTTTTTTATTTTCAGAATCAAATACATTGTGCCATTTGCCGGAAACTTTATTTACAGAAAATTCCTCGTCTGTTCCTTCCGTGTTGTCATTTGCTGTTGAAAGCAGAGTCAAATTATTTAAAAATGCGGCTGGGATGTCGGCTTTCTCTTCATAGAAGCGATCCCCCTTTTTAATGGCCCTGCCATCTTTTAGGTACAAAGTACCGCCACCCGTTTTTAACCACAAGGATCCTTGTGGATTAGTGGCATCCTTTTTTACTTTAGTAGTGCGTCCCATAATAAATAAATTTTTAATATTAATATTGCATGATTAGCAAATAAGTTAATTAGGCCACGTGGAATACACCACAGTTACCATTGTAGTCAGAACGAATCTGAGGAACCTGAATTGACATCACTTTGTAATGGGTAGTCATGCCGCCTTCGGAAGACCATTCAACGTTTTGCATAGGCATTCCTTGTACTAAACGAACAACATCTGAACGAAACTCAACAAATAAAGCATTATTTGCTTGCAGGGAATCAACAACAGTAATACCACGGATGTTTGAAATCTTCATAATACGCTCACGAATGGTCATATTAGAATTTCCAGAAACATTATAATCTTCATCCAACACAGTTTCCCATGAAGTAGGAATGTAGATTTGGAATGGGCCATAACGAAAGTTTGCAATTGCTTTTTGTTTCCAAGCAAGAACATCACCAACAATGGCTTCAGGGGTTTTGGCAGCATCATCCCAAGCAACAGCCAAAGCAACTTGATTCCTGTCTGGGTGATTCACATAACTGTAAATTTTGCCACCACCGAAAGAATACTGTTGATCTTTGAATAACATGTTCTCTAATTGAACAGTTACTTTTCTTGCGGCTCTTTCTGCAAGAGTTGTATCCAACGGAGCGCCTTTGCTTCGAGAAGCAGCCAAAACCCTTGCATTCAAATCATAATCCGCATGGATAATGGGCAAAGGTAAATAACTGGTTGAATACTGTGGGCGATCCCCTTTTGCACGGTGAACACCATCCATACTCAATTCTGCTTCAAGAGCATCACTGATTTCCTGACTTTCCAATACAGTTGTTCCCAATGCATTTGGAATGTTATAAGTCAGGCCGGCAGCGATAAGATCCTGAACGCCTTGTAAACGTTGCTCGGCAATACCCATAACAGCCGTATCTAACAACTTCCACTCGTCTTTCAACAAAGTAGCTGCATTGACTTGGATTACTTTTGAGTTCTTTGGATCCACTGGATCGCCTTGTCCGCTATACACGGAAATGTACGATTTACCATCGGCCGCGCGCATAGGGCGCAACATGCCAGCATCCATACTGCCGTTATTCAGCAGTCTTTGTGCTACGGAACCTGAACCAGTCCCGCCATTCACATTAATAAAATCTAATTCTTTAGGCATTTTCTTTTTTTTAAAATTAAACAATACGAGCCATGATGCGTCCATCTTCCGTGACACCAGTGCCACTAAGATCAACAGCTTCTACTGCAATAGCGACAACAGCATTGGCACCAGCCGTTACTAATTTGCCACCTGCGCCAATAGTCAACGCACCACCAATCTCGATGTCTTGTCCATCGGCCAATACGCCATAAACAACATCACCTCTTTGAGGAATCCAGCACTGAACCATGTCACCAATAGCATAAGCATCGGCAATAGTTTTTCCTTGGAATTCATCCTCATTGGCAACCATTACGCCGTTAGCGGCGGTAGCGACAACAGCCACTTTACCAGTACTTGTTACACCAACAAACATTCCGGGTGTAATCGCGCCACTTGCCTCATGTTCTCCAACAACGTGCAAATAGTCTTTTAACTTAATCGTGTTTCTAGCCATTTTATTTTAATTTAAAAGGATTAATTATTTTTTTGATGCATACGCTTGCATCGGAGGAAGGAATAAATCTTCTTGTGCGGCATCTGCACTTTGATTTGTACTAAGTGCGCCACCTGCCCCAAGTCCAGAATAGTCAGACGCTTCTGTTTTGGGTGTGGTAGGGGTGGTAGGAATATAGGACTTTGCCATCTTACTCAGCAAAGAAAAGTCCATTGCCTCTAATTCCTCTTTGGTAAAGGCTCCGTTAGAATTAGCAAGCACAGAAGCAGTAAAATCTTCCTTTTGTTTGCTAAATACAGATAAGCCTGTTTCATACGCCTCTTTTTCTTCTTTTGACAGAAGCGAAAGAATTGTATCTTTGTCCGCTTTGTTTGCTTTTAGAAAATCAATAGCTGTATTGACATCTAAAACTGCTGGAACTTCCACAGTCTTTTCAATTGTAGTCGCATTTGGTTCTAATTTGGAAAGTGCTTCCAAACTTAATGTGGTTAACCAAGTGCGATCGCAAGTTGTAAAACGCCCATTGGCGTTAATTAATGCGTCCACTTTTTTTGTTACTTCTTCCATTGTGTTGGTTTTAGAATTGTTATTAAATTTAGTGCGCTGCATTTGCAGAGTTTCGTATGTGATGCTTTTCCTGACTTCCACTGGATCTCCATTTAAAGAAATGACATCGGAGGAATCTATCGTATAATACTGGCGAAGTAGTTGTGCGATTCTGGTTTCTCGGCTTCGCACACGGTACACAAAATGATCAGCATACACATCTTCTAAGAAAAACATACGCATGTCATTGTCCATACCATCCATTAAATCATACAACTTTTGAAGAACCCCCTCAAAAGCCAATTGATTAACAATAGGCACAATAGCATCCCCTTTTTTGTTTATGGCTTTGTACACCTCAAAATCTTCTTTCATCTTTTCATTTTTAGTTTGTTTTTCGTTAATATTAGAATTTACTCTTATCCCACAACCATCATTCCAATTGCAAGCCCCTTCCATTCCAGGAAGCAAAGCAAGGTGGTCGGCTACTACAATATGTGCAATGCCTATGTACTCTTCATCATTCCAAACACCCACCTCTTCTGTCGCTTCCACAAAAGAACCAATGGAGACATCCATGGGTTCATTATTTATAATAGAACTAAGTGCATCGGCAGAAACATTTGATAGCTGGGTTTCCCCTAACCATGCTTCTGCCTTTAATTTATTCCCCTCCATGTGGGCGTTTCTGATTGTGCCGACATGCTTACCTAGTTGGTCGGGGCTATTTGCACTAATGTAAGTTCCATCCAGCGATTTCGGATGGTATATGACGATAGGAACATTCTCCCATAAAGAGGCACATAGTTCTAATTCCGCTTGTTCATACAATATAGGGCCACCAGAACCAGAATGAACCCCTTCCACCATCATTACAACAGGAACAACCAGATAGGTCGTGCCTTCATGTGTTTCTATCCTATAGGAATAGGTTGTTTCTTGTATTGTATTAATTACTAGCATAACTTTATTTAGTTTCGTATGGTAAAACCATGCATCTGCATTGTGGGTGTACTGGAATTATGCCTTCCGCTTCATCTAATGTGTATCTGTTTCCCTGCATACTATCGCAAATTGAACACACCCGTTTATCCCCGGCTGTTCTAAATTCTGCCATTACATACACGCCATGCAACCCCCAATTTCTATATTCTTGTATCATGCCCCTATGATGTGCGCGAATAATTTCAGTACGTGCCATTATTTGCGCTCTTCGTTTAGCCGGGACAAACCTACCCAAACTATCCGTTAGTGATAAATCACCTACATCCGCAATCACTTTTACAAGTTTGCTGGCTATTAATTTTGGATTATCACCATCCATAAGCCCTTGGGCAAGTGTTCTGCTTATAAGAGTTGACATTTGACTGGTTATTCCTTTTAATTCCTCAAATGTGCGTATGTATAAGATACCAACTCTGTCCATGTGAAAGGGTGTGCTCATACTGGCTCTGATTCCGCCTGTGTCCTCCATACTAGGGATGTCCATGCCTGATTTTCTCATTTCACTTCTAGCCCGAATAACACCTCTTTTATAAGAATCTTCCACATATAAGTCCGTCCATTGTGGATGGATGGATTGCCCTAATCCACGTGCTTGTGATACTGTCAATAACTCAGCCCCAATCAATTCATCCAACCAACGCATAAATTCTTCAATTTTTCGATCATTGGTTGGAAAATCAAATTGCCTGTTCATTAATTGCTGCACAGTCAAAGTCAATTGTTTTAATGCCAATACATCCAAATCAACAATAGCGTGTTTTACAGCGGAGGCCACTTTATTAAACCTTGTATTCATTTGCCGGGCAAACAAATTGCGAAGTGTGGTTGTCCTAGTAGGATCCACACGATATTCCGCATTGTTCACAAGTAATACATCTGGTTGATATGTTTGGCAAATCTCACACATTCTCTATTGTTTTTTTAATTGTAACTTTTCAAATATACGAGTATTATCGTTTACTTCAAATTTTTCAACACTTGTTCCTATATTTAATTATTTTTGTGTTGGTGCTTGTGCATCAGCATTGTCATCATCCTCGTCTAAAGAACTAAAATCTAATTCCACTGATCCTTGCTCTTTTCGCATTTTATTAACCAAGGCAACTTGTTCCGTGGTCAATCCTAAAAAGAACTCAATGAATACATCTGGTGGAATTACTTCTATGCCCATTGGATTTTGCAAATATGACTGGATCGCAGCAGATCTGGTTTTTCCTGTTTCCGCACGTTCCTTTTCTGATGGGGCAAATAAATCACTCCACTTGATCATATAATCCTCTGTTTGTGGGGTTGGTAAAATGCCATAATGTATCATAGCATCTACAAATGGGCGGATGATGTGTACTTCTATTTGTTCTGTCCGTCTGTCCTGAATAGTAGTTTTCCACAAATTAGCATCCTGACCAGAAGCAAGCTCCCCTTGTTCACTACCCATTAAAATTCGCTGTGGGATTCCTGTTTCTGCGGAAATCATTTGGATTTGAATGTTTAAATGCTGTGTGGGGTCTGATATTTGCGGAGCCAAACTTTTTAGTTCAATCCCCTCTTGGATGAAGAATCTGCGCAAATTGTGTTCGTACTCCGAAATGTCCTCCTGCATTTTCTTTTCAGTATCAGGCCCCATAGTGTACTCTGGATCAACTTTTCCTTGGAATCCCGGACGTGCGCCACGCCAATACATTTCAGCAGAACCCCCGACAAGTTTTTCGATGTCCATTAATCTATTAAACACACATTCCATTACAGGGGCACCTTGTGTTTCATCTTCCAACAAATCCCAAGAAACATGCATCGCCCTTGTATAATGAACAAGTAAGGTTTGACTGGAATTTGCTCCTGTTATTCCTTTCACGTTGATTGAATAAGTTTTAGGCATTCCAAATCTAGGTGACTTCGTATCAGACACCCACTCTTGAACTACTGCATTCCCCTCTCCTATTGGCTTAATATAGTTTACTGTGAGGCTACCCCCCTTTTTAACGGGTTTGGCAAAATCCTCCCTATTCCCGGTGTCGGAATAGCCGATTAAAAGTACACCGTAGTGGCCCAAACAAGTTAAGCGGTCTAATCTGGAAAAACCAGCCTTTAATTTTAACCGCTTCTCCATGCGGTCCCATTCTTTTTCAAATGCAGTGTCTTTCGCATGGCCATACTCGGATACTTGAATTTGTCCTGCCCATGTAGCCTGAACTGGTCTTTTGATGATTGCTTTTGCGATATCCTGTCGCTTATACCGTGCTAAGAAATCAAAATAACCCACTTCTTTAGGATATCCCAATGTTAGATATAAGTCTCTTTGATTGTCAAAAGACATCCCCATCATGTTTGCCAAAGCATTTCTGGCAACTAAAGTGGATTCGTTCACTTGCATTTCTGGTTGTTTCGTTCTTTTCATGTTAATAGGATTTAACTATTCTTTTCGATGTTAATTTAGCAAATGCACCAGAACCAGCATCAACCTGATCCTTGTATGTACTAAATGGAAAATATTTGTACTCTTCAATAAACTCATGATTCCAATCCCCTCGCAACATAGATACGTTGCCTTCATTTACTTGAACTGAAAATGGATCCGCTCGAAATATCTTATCTCCTTGTGGCCTATCTTTGCGTATGACAAACCCAGCTAAATTCTTTACAGTAGATTCCGCAGATTCTTTTCCACCTGAGCCGGGTTCCTGCTCTATCCACGTAACTAAATTTGGTTCGTCTATTTGAACAGTTCTTTTGATTTGCCGTTCCCTTACATTGGTTCCCCATTGTCCCCGGCGCACATCCATAATTAAATAAGTACCATCCAATAATCTGGCCATCTTTACGCCAGCACTGAATGCCCCACCATCCTGCGTACCTGCTTTATCCCAATAACGAACAATGGAAATGATGTGTTTTTCAAGAGGCATTTTGTCCACGATTTGTAGTTTGTCCACTTGAAACATTCCACCACCCGGAGGCGTAGGAATCTGCCCAATCTGTCCAGCATATCCATACTGCCCTAAATCTGCACGTAAATCATCCATAACTGACCAAGGCATTCTCTTTGGGTCTAATAAATCATCAATGTAACGTTCTGCCAAATCAGGCGGATATACTTGTTCTCTGTGATTGCGAATCTCCCCCGGGAGACATAAATGCTTTACACGCCTCTTTTTATTCTTTAAAATAGCACCAGTAGGGTCGTTCTGATGCAATCTTTGCATAATCATAATAGTGGTCGCAGTCAATTTATTTGCCTTTCTAGTGGACAACGTTTGCGATACCCAATGATTAGCATTATTCAACTCCTTTTCAGACAACGCCTGATTTGGATTAATCGGGTCATCCACTATTAATATATGCCCGTGGAATCCTGTTAGCGTACCACCTACTGAAGTGGAAAATCTATTCCCTCCCTGATGTACTTTTGGAATGTTACTATTTGGCTTCCATTCCTTTTTGATAATCTTAAAGTTTCCTTTCTGATCTTTGTCTGTGCGAATTTCAATTTCTGGATATATTTTCTTGAACTTCTGGCATCTCATAACATCCCTACTATATTCCGCCGATTCCAAAGAAAGGGTTTCCCCATAAGAAGCTGTAATGAATTTCATCCAATACCACTGCGTCCAGCACCAAATAGGGAAGAAGATGGATGTGATAGCTGTCTTGGACGTTCCCGGAGGAACATTGGCAATGAAATCATAGTCCCTATCCTCTTCTGCGGCTACTCGTTTGGCAATTACTTCTAGTTCTTGGCAAAGCAATTCGATGTGCCAGTTCCCTACAAAAGTATCATTGCTGTATTCCGGCCAGAATTCTTGCACGAACCTATACAAAGACCTATTGCATACCTCCCTGAGAATATAGACCGGATTTTGCAAAGAAAACAGCATGATTTCCTTTCTAGTAGGCTTCGTCCGAACTGGCTTGTCTATGAGTGCATCTACATCCATTAGTTGTCCAGATTAAAATCACGCAATCCAATCTTTTCCAAAAGAGCTAATTCTGGCGAAGTAAGCTCCCTTAGATTTTCATGCTTGACTGCATTTACATTCACATTCACGTTCTGATCCAACTTCCAGACATCCGCCCAGCGATCAGCTTGCCTGTTCTTCAACCAGAAAATAGCAGCAGTAGTTTCAGGATGGGCAAATTTCTTCACTGTATTCACCATCACTTGTCCATGGGAAACATTTACAATGTCTTCTTCATACGTATATCCAGTCGCTTTTTTGTAAAGTGCTGCCGCAACCTTACTATCAGCTTCCTGCCTCCCTAATCGAATTGCTTTGGTAAACCTAGGATGCTTCCTGATCCACATCTCAATAGTCCCCAAGGATACGCCAAATGCAATCGCAAGGTCTGCATTGGTCAAACCCAGAAGACATAATTGATAAGCTCGTTTGGGATGATTATCCTTCCAACCATTCCCCAAATTCGTTTCTTGTTTCATTTCCTGTTTTTTATAAATATCAATATCATAAAGATAGTGATTATCAAAGTTTCTGCAAAAAAAGAAAATTAGAAAAAACAGGCTACAAACGCATCACGCAATGAATACAATGTGAATGCAATGATTTAAAAAAAGTGCGCCTATATATAACCAAGGACTTGTTCAGTTTGCTTTTTATGACCAAAAAAAATTATAAAATTTTATATATGATATTTTTGAGCAAAATAAATAATCTAATACTCGGGGCCGACAACCCCTTATTACATTTTAACATCTGCCAACATATAGGGGGGTTCACATATGTACATAGTTGCATACGTTAATTGAGGCTTTTGGGGTGGTTGACATGGTTGACATTATGATATAAACATATATACATAGTTGCATACGTTCTATGC